GGTTCGCCTAAACAAATTTCAATTTGGTTACGTAAAATGGGCGCTGATTTACCCGAAACAAATACTCACTTAACAGCGGTTGCAAACAGTGGTAAATTCGTTGGCGCGTGGAATTGGCTAGTAGATTTAACAGCGGGCGAACACGTACAAATAATGTACGCCGTTTCGGATAGTTCGATTCAATTAGTAGCGCAGGCTAACGATATTATTGTACCGCATCCTGCAACGCCGTCAGTAATTGTAACAATGATTGAAATTTAAATTATGTGCGAATGTCTAAAAATAACACTAACTAACGGGCCCGTAATAGATATTATTAACGTTCAAACGGATAGTATTGTAAACGGTCAAAATTCGTATTTATTTAATTATTCAGGGAACGATTACAGGATCTATTTCGATAACGTTGGTTTAGGGTGGCGAATGGGAATAATGCCGAATTATACTTTGCCGACCAATTGGATTGGAACGTTAGATACGCCCGATCCGTGTCCTGATTCAATCGCCTTGTCGTTAACGTGGTTAAATCTTAGCCCCGTTTCAATTGTTACTGAAGCGATAGCGTGTACAACGTGTGGAGTTGAGGACCGTTTTTTACGAGAATATTCCGCAATTACTTTGCCTACGGACTTCGTTGAACAGGATCGAGGGGCGGACGATTGTTGCTGCGAATATTTAGTTTTAGGATCACCAGGTGCGGATACATGGAAAAACGATAAAACGAGCGCGTGGATTAAGTTAAGCGACCCGACCGATACATTTACTTTTGCGTTATACAAAAACGGTGTTATAACGTCTTATTTGCCCGTAGCGGTGCCGTTTCCAAGCGAACCGAATGCTTATTATTGTACGATTAGTTGGATTGATGTATTAAACAGCGACGGAATTGGTTGTTATGAATTAAAAATTGATTATAATATTTCGGGCGTTATTGGTTCGGTAAGTTGGGGTAAATATAATTTAAAACCTTATTCCGTAGCCAACGCATTGGGAACGGCTAGAGTTCGAGCCTTATTTAATGGAATACAGGAAACGGAGGGAATAAATTTTACGAATTCCAACGTGGATTATTCGTTTCGATTTGCGGGTTTTATTGGTAGTCAACAGCCAAATACAGAGACGGATAATATTATATACGGTAACCGAGAGATGAAGCGTGTAATTCGTGAAAATCTAAATACCTACGAAATAAATACGGATCCTTTGACGGAGTGTTTTATTCGTCCTTTAATGACGTTATTTTTACTAAGTGAAAACGAATTATTTATTTCGGATTACAACGTTTTCAATCACAGTTACCGTTATTTAGATTTACCGGTTATTGTAAACGAAAGTCCTGAAATTACGTATTTTGATTTTAGCCGAAAAGCTAGTTTAAAATGTAAAGTCGAAGATAAATTTAAAAACAAACGAACATATTATTAACGATTAAAAAAAGAAAAATGAAACGACAAAATTTTACGATTAACAAAGTAGGTAATTACTTTACAATACAAATTGATAACTACGTTTTTGATTCCGAAGAGGGCGCAACAATTACGCCCGTTTTAAAATTTGAAGCCAGGGCGGATAAAATGTTTGTAAGTTCAATTAATTTATTATCTACGGAGGTTATTCAACAGGGTTTTAGATTACAATGCGAATTTCCGTTTAGGTCCGTTTTTTTGAACGAATATTTTACATACGTCCAGGACGAAATAACCGTTAAGGATCTTAACGTATTCATGATTGACGGAGTAGAATTTACGATGATAATGGCGTTTAATTACTTTTTAAATTTAAGATAATGAAAGGTATTGAACAATTTGGCGACTTGCTAGCGATGGGAATAGGAATGTTCGGAGCGTTGATTAAAGGATTAAAAAACAAGTTAACAGGAACGACCGTTATTTTAGGAATGTTAATCGCAGGAATTTTAACGTTTTCAGTTACCGGAGTAATTGAATTATTTTATAAGGATTTAAGCCCAAAAGTCGTAATTTTAATTTCGTTTTGTGTTGGTTGGATCGCAAACGAAATAACTGAAAAACTCGACTTATTAGTTGGAGACGTGTACGGTATTTTTATTGAATGGTTAAAAAATAAACTTAAAAGCAAAAAATAATGAAAAAACTATTATTTATTGGAATTTTATTCGTATCGATTTTCAGTTATTCAGCAACAGGCGACACGGTAAGTGTTGATACTTTGAAAAATCACAACGTTACAGTAATTGACGAACATTTAATTATAACGGATAGTGTTTTTATTTCGGTTGTAACTGAAAAAACAAAGGAAATAGAAAAAGCGATTACAAGTAAAGATTATTCAAAGGCAATAGTTTCGGCAATGATTTTATTATTCGCAATTATAGCAATTTTAAAACGTAAAAAAAATGGTTAAAAAATACACGGACGCGCAGTTACTTAATAAAGTAAAATCGCTAGCAAGTTTTAAAAATTTTCCTGCGGATTATTGGATCCTCGGCGTTCAAAGTTTAGAAGACGTTTTTAATACTTTTGACGATAAATTTTATTTATTCAAAGGACAAGAATTTATAATGATGAGCACGGGAACGACCAACGCAGGCGTTAACGGACTTTTAAAGTATAATACGTACAATCCGACAGGATACGCAGTAATTAAAACAAACGAATGGTATTACGATGTATGGAAATACGGTTTACATAGAAAAAAAATGCGTGCGTTACGACAGGCAAAACCTTTTTTAATATCCAGGGACGGTAATAAAGATAAAAAGGTCGACGAGGGCGTTTCTTTGCCTATAATGTGCGGAATTAATTTTCATACAAATACTTACGCTTTGAGTTCGCCTGAAATTAAAGAAATAATTGGCGGTTTTAGTTTAGGTTGTCAGGTTTTGAACGATACTGAAAAATATTACAAGTTTATTGATCTATTACAGCCACAAAAAATTGTTACATATTGTTTAATTAAAGAATTTTAACGTATTTTTACAAAAGTTTCTAGTTTAAAGCCCGCGGTTATTGGTTAACGCGGGTTTTTTTTGTCTAAAATAGTTCAAAATAACGTTTCTTATTTAGAATGAATATAAATTACACTTTTTTTTAGTTCATGAAACGCTGTAAAATCAAGGGTTTTAAAAAAAAGATTAAAAAAAGTTTCTTTTTATAGTTGTTATATTGAATTTAAGTATTAATTTTACCTCATAACAAAACGAAACAATTATTATTTAACCTTTAAAAACTAGAAATTATGAACATGAGTTATTGCAGATTTCAAAACACTTTACAAGATTTAATCGATTGCGACAATAATCCGCCACAAGGCGATTTATCTAACGCAGAAGCCCGAGCGTTTGCCGAGTTAGTTGAGCTATGCAAATCAATTGCTAGTCAATACCAGGATCACGACTATTTAGAATTAATCGACGTAGCAAAAGAAGTTTATTAACCTTTAAAAAATAAAAAAAATGGGAAATGTGGAAATAATAAAAATAATTTTAGCTTACGAACAGGAGTTAAAAGAAAATTACAAAGAAAACAGCGAGGCATTTGGTTTCGCTGATGAAGATACGCAACGAGCGGTAACAAAATTATTTGTTATCGAGGAATTATTAGAACGCTTAAATTTAGAAAAATGAAAATAGAAAATTTAGAATTTACGGATCCGAATAACCTTTGTTATTATAACATGGAAAACGACGTTGAATATTGTTTGTTTTTTAATTGGGAATTTAACAGCTATAACGCTAATTTAAACGAGGCAACGATACACGTTAACCACTACGATTGCGAACAATGGATTAACGGTGTTAAAAGCGCTTATATTCCAAACGACAAGGAATTATTAGAAGTTAAGCAAGTAATTGAAAATAAAATTTACCAGGATTTAAACGGTTACGGTTTGAGCGAGTGGTTAGATTACAAAGATCAAGTTAATTTTAACGAATATTAAAACTAAAAAAATGAAAAAAGAAATTAAAATACAGGAAAATGAATTTACGCCAATACGCCCAAATGTTATGAATTGCGTTAGGTGGTGGCGTAATCAATCAGTACACGAAGACAAGGGCGGAAATTTCAATTTACAATTATATTTGGATTATTTGAGCGAACAGGATTTTAACAATAATCAAACCTTTAAAAATACCAAAAAATGAAACGATTTAAAATAACCTTTAATTATTTTGAGGGCGGAAAAAAGCGTATCGGAATTAGGATCCTTGAAGCGTACGACCGCGACCACGCTATTTTAAAAATGGATTTATACAGACCTTTAATTTTAAAAGTTGAAACACTATGAAAAAAGCAAATAATTTTATTTTCAATTTTGATAATAAAACAGTAAAGAAAAACG